GAATCAAATTGGATGAACCAATTGATGATTTCAATCATATTTTTGATGGGATCAGGTATGCCGTTATGAGCAATTGCCGGGGATGATATCAGGCGGCACGTTTCATGTGTGCATCATAATGGCATTCCATACACAACGTCCGCAAATATTCGTTATCATATTCCCATGGTGCCAATCCGGTTTCGTAATAATCATGATGAACGTGCAATGGCAAATCATCACAACCACACCGGGAACATTTGAAATCGTCACGGTATAAAATTTCCATCCTTTTACGTTGCCACAAAGGATGTTCATAAAGTTTTTTCCAGGAATCATAATACACCGCGTTATCTGAATTTAGTATATGCATAAAATTTTTGTTTAATTTGATTCAATAACGTGATCAAGATGTAAAAAAGCAAACACACCAACGTTGCATCATTTTCCTTTGGACCATAAAAAACCATAACGCACGGTGGAAAACCATAAAATAAATTTTTAAAATATTTCAATTATGAATTACATAGCAAACGGATGGGTTCACGAACAATTTTTAAAGAACCTTAAAAAATTAATGGACGGAAAAAAATTTGATGAATTGATGAGTGAATTTGAATTGAAACCGCAAAACGGCCGTGATTATCATGGCCGATTCATTCCCGGCCATCCAGGATGCAAACCATCACGCCGGCCGTGATTACTCTTTTCCAACATCATATTTTTTTGAATATTGGTAGTGTTTAGATGTTCTACAACTTGCAACCAACGTTAGGATTATCAGTATTATGGCGATGGCCACCATGATGATGATGAATCCACGGCCATGTTCGGCCAATTCCGTTTCAGGATACGGCCGACCTTCACGGATTGTTCGTGGTTTAGGTCCGGATGGTTTCGTTGCCATTTGATGATATTATAAAATGTGAATGAATCAAATCAAACCCAATGGAATTTTCATCCTTTTCGCCGATGTTTAGCAACGTGATGGTGTATTGATCCGGTGGAAAATCCCATTGCTTTATCAATTCAATTTTGGAATCCCGTGTTGGACTGTAAAGGCTAATCATTTCCTGGATTTCCCATTGGGATCCCCAAATTTTGAATCCGGCGATGCCGGCCGTTGGTTCCTTTGCGGACCACCATTCCAGGTGCGTGAATTCAAGATACCAAATATCCACGTAATCGTTTAACCTGGATGTTTTAATTACCGGACCATCACCGGTTTGTGATCGTTTCCAAGGTTCATAATAGTATTCCATTCGTTCATCATCAAACGGGATGGTTTCGGTGGCAATTCGTTTCATCGTGATGGCCGGCGTTTCCAGGTGAACCACATTCCCAAAAGTAAGGCGGCAACAATCAGGATGGCGGTGCCGGCGATTGGCACCGGTTGATCCGGATCACCTTGTGGATCCGGCAATGGATCCCGTGGTGGTTGGACCAATACAACAAAGTAATTTGAACCGATCATGATGCAAATGTAACGAAATCATCCAACAACCAACCGAACAAAGGTAATCCACAACCATACGCAACCGGCAAACCATATCAATCCGGCGATGGATGCCGCGATAATGAACGGCACCGGCCGGCGGTTGTAATGGTCCACCAACCTATCAATCCAATCGCGTTTCATCGGTGGATGTTTCATCCCTTGTTTGCCAATTGCATTCCATTATCAACATACCACGGCCATCAAACATCCGCACAACGGCCGGTTGGGTTTTTCCCTTAAAGTATTCCAACGCCTTTGCCATGGTTTCCACACATTGGATGGCGGTGGTGCATTGCCGGCGCGCAATAACCTTTTCATCCTGGATCACCTGTAAATAAAACATGGTTTGGTTTAGCCCAATTGATGGGTGCGTTTTTTTTATGTTCCACGGCGAAAATATACAACGCATCCAGGTTGGCAAACAATTGTGGATGGTCTTTGTCCATTTGTTTTTTCATCGCCTTTAATAGTTTCAATTCCTGTTTTTGTGTCATGATGCCAATCTAACAAAAACCAACCGCGTGAAAAAATCGCCTAAGCAATTATAAAACACCACGTTGCGCCGCCTGGATATTGCGGCCGGGAAAATTAATCCACGGCAAAACATCAATCATTCGTTAGAAATCGCCAATATTTGCCATTTGGAAAATCGCCTACACGATTACACGATTATGGAATGAATTATTTCACACGGATATTCACAAACCTTTGGCGGCCACAACGGTGGGGTGCCGGTTGGTTTTATCGGTTTGCATCAACACATAATACATGGAATGAAATAAGCATATTGGACGCGTTCAATACCATTCCAGAAATCAACGCGGTAATAAATCTAAAGGCGCGCGCACATTGCAACGGAATATACAAGGTGGTGGATGGGGATGGATCCGATATTGATGATCCCGGCGTATCACCTGTATTAAGGAATCCAAATTATTTCCAGGCACAAAAGGAGTTCATCAGGCAAACGGTGCTGAATCACGAAATATTTGGCAACGAATACATTTATACCATGTTTCCGGTTGGAATGCCGGGATCCCTTAAGGCATTATTCACGTTGCCGCCAAACCTTGTTTCGGTTGAATACCTGGAAAAGACGCCATTTTTTTATTTCGCCGAACAACCGGAACAAATAAAATACCTCATCCGGTATGAATCCAACGAAAAGGAAATACCAGGGGATGAAATCATTCACCTAAATGACAATAGGGTTAACATCGATTCACCCACGGCCACCAACATATTGCAAGGTGAATCCAAATATCAGGCATTGCGGCCGGTATTAAACAACATAAAGATGGCATATGAATCCCGTGGTGTGATCTTGAAACATCGCGGCGCGTTGGGGATTTTGTCCAACGCCGGCAAAGATGGCACCGGATCACCGTTGCCGATTGAGGAACCGGAACGCCACCGACTGCAAAGTGAATACATGAAATACGGTGGATTACAGGACCAATATCAAATTATCATCAGTGATTCAAATTTGAAATGGCAACAAATGGGTGTGAATCCGGACCGCCTTGGATTGTTTGAGGAAATCGAAAAGGATTTTGATAAAATTTTGGACGCCGGTGGTGTGCCGCCGGAAATGTTTGCATCCAAAAACGGATCCACATTCGAAAATCAAAAACAGGCGGAACGTGGATTGTATTTACGTACCATCATTCCGGAGGCAAATGAACGCGCGATGGCATTGAGTGCAAAGATATATCCGGATGGATCCAGGCGGATCGTGGTGGATTTTTCGCATTTGCCGATGTTCCAGGAGGATTTAGATTCACATGGATCAGGATTGAAAACAATTGTGGAGGCGCTATCAAAGGCATTCGCCGATGGTGCCATTACCATTGAACAATACCAATATGAATTGGTGAAATATGGAATCAACTATTAATCAAAATTTATATGGCAAAAAAAAAGGATGAGGAAACCGATGTAAATAAAATCGGATCCATGATGAAAGGCAAAATGACGCAACGCGAACGGAACCTGAAAGTGAAAAGGGAAATGATTGAAAAAGGTGAACGCGAGGAATCGAAAACGCCACCCAACGCCACGGTGCATGAACGCAATTTGGCATTGAAAAAAGAATTAAGGGAGGCGGATGAATTTTTGGAAAAAGAGGCGGAAAAAATTGATGAGGATGAGGACAATGGCAAAGGAAAATCCAGACGTTCCAAGTGAACGCATACAATTGCAAAAGGCATTCAAGGCATGGCTGAAATGGTTGAATGCCACCACACCGAAAAAAGGAATTCAAGGTGTAATAACCATGGAAACAAAACCCATCCAGGACAAACCAAACAAAGTGGATCCGGCCGTGATCAAAAAAGAAAAAGACAAACGGCAAAAAATTGTGAAGGAAAAACGAATAGTAAAAAAATAATTTTATGTTAACGGTTCCGGATTTCACTTGCAAAACCCATCAAATCGATTGGATGATAAAAAACAAATCGATGTTGATTGCACAAAAAAAGGCAACGATAAAGCACGCCGATGCGTTTTCCGGCGCAACATATTACATCCTGGATGATAATGGTCCGGCGATATTAAATAAGGCGGACGCCATCCCGGCCACGGCCAAAAAAATAAAGGTACGTTCCATCGTTAACACCACAAAATTATTTGATTCCCATGGCGATGTGCACATTGATCAGTTATGGAATAAAAACATTAAGGATCAAAAGGAAAACTATTTAGTTAAACAACATCAATTTGATTTCGATGGCATCATTTCCGATAACGTCCACGTTCACACCAAACAAATTCCATGGCATGAATTGGGATATAATTATGAGGGAAAAACACAAGCGTTAATTTACGATTCCATCATTGACCGGGACGATATGCCGGACGCCACCAAATCGATGTTCGATAAATACCGGATGGGAAAAGTGAAACAACATAGTGTTGGTATGCGTTACGTGGCGTTATCATTTGCGGTAAATGATGATAGGTATCCGGATGAGTTTGCCACATGGGAAAAATATTTTGATGAAATAGCCAACAAAGATGATGCATTGGAAAACGGATTTTTTTGGGCCGTTACCATTGCCAAAAATATTGAGGGATCGGCCGTTGTAAAGGGATCCAATTATGCAACGCCAACCCTAGATGTAGAAGAGAAACACGAACCGGAACCGGCGAAATCCATTCCAGGCGAACCGGCGAAATCCATTCGCGTCAATGTTTCCGAACTAATAAATTTTTACAATCCTAAAATTTAAAAACATTTTTATGAATGAGCAGGAATTAAAGGCGCTTATGGATGGCATCGCGCAAAAAAACAGTGATGCGATTAAAGAGGCCGTGAAACTACAAATGGCGGCGATGGCGGCCGGTTTGTTGACTGTAGAACAATACAAATCCGATTTGGAGGCAATCGGATTGAAACCGGGAACCATCAAAACATTGGTGGATGCCGTGGAAAAACAGGGAATTGAAATGCGAAAATTCAATGAAGGCCGGACGCCAACCAAATCACTAAACGAATTGGTTGCCGAAAAATCCGATGCCATCAAACAAATCGGCAAAGGTGGACCGAATGTGAAAATGACGGTGGACAAAACGTTGGTTCAACGTTCCGCCGTATCAGGATCCACCATGGCCATGAGGTTGCCGGATGTTGGTGAAATCCCATATTTGGGTGCCGTGATTTCCCCGTTGTTTCGCCATGCACCGGTTTCACCATCATCCAATGGCGTTATCCGGTATTATGATCAATTAGCCGTTACACGTGGTGCCAATTGGGTAGCGGAGGCGGCCGCCAAACCGGAATCCGCCATTACCTGGATTGAACGGTTGTTGCCAATCGAAAAGGTTGCCGATTCCATCCCTGTAACAAAGGAGGCATGGTCGGATATTTATTTTATCCAATCGGAAATCAAACGGTTGTTGGAAATCAATTTGGCGCTGAAAATTGACGATTCATTATATGACGGTGATGGTGTTACGCCAAATATTAAAGGCGTCTACACATCGGCACCGGCATTTGTTACAACGGCATATGCCGATACCGTTGAGGCCGCAAACATTTATGATTTGATCATGGTTGTTGCCGCCGATATTTCCAACAACAGGCAAGGGAAATATGTGCCGGATACGGCGTTGGTTAATCCCATCAATGCGTTGGGAATGAAGCTAACGAAAGGCACGAATGGATACGTGGTGCCACCATACACCAATGGATACGCCAACGTGGGTGGAATCAAAATCGTGGAAACATCCCAAGTTACCGTGAATACCATGGTGGTTGGCGATTTCCGGTATGGCACCATTTACGATTTGGAGGATGTGACAATTGAAATGGGATGGATCAATGATCAATTCATTAAAAACACATTCACCATTTTGGCGGAACAACGGTTGGCGCTGTTGATCCGGACCGGCGACGAAACGGCATTCCGAAAAGTTACAAACATCACCACGGCGTTGGCGGATTTGGAAACACCGTAACAATAGAAAGTATTCAATCGATCAATTGAAAAAATATGTTTTGCACGGCGGCGGATTTTGATTTGGTTCCTTACAACATCCCGAATTTGAATTTGGTGGTGAACACATTCCAGGAATACATTAACGGCCATGAACAAAAGGCGTTGAAACGGTTGTTGGGTGTTTCATTATATAACGAATTCATCCAGGCGCGCGAAGCGATGCCACCAACATGGGATGCCGCCACGGCATATATGATTGGTGATCGTGTTGTGCATGGTGTGGATATATGGGTATCCATCGCCGATTCCACCGGTGTTGTTCCGGACGAAAACGCATCATGGACGATTGAGGAAACCGGAAACCAATGGTTGAAATTGGAATTTGGATCCACGTTCACATTCGATAATGGCGTTACCACGGATGAATGGTTGGGTTTGGCCGATATGTTCCGGCCGTACATCTATTCCCAATGGTTGCGTGATACGTTCGATAATAATTCCGGCATCGGTGTGGTTCAGGCAAAGGCGGAAAATAGTGAAGTGATTTCCCCGGCGTTACGTGTGGTCCGTTCACACAATGAATATTCATTCAAGGCCATCCAAATGCAATTTTTTATTGCGGCGGAAAACGTGCCGGATGAAATTTATCTGAATTGGAATCAGGTTCCCATCGGCACACTAAACACGTTCAATCTATGAACTACGCGGTGGATGATATCGGAAAAGTTGTTGCCGCGATGCGTAATGATCCGGAATTGGTGGCATTGTTCGGCGATGAATTGGCCGGCATGGCACCGTTTTATTTGTATGGCCACCGCCTGGATATCGCCAACCGACTATTGCAAAAGGATAATGATAAGGTGTATAAATATCAAAAATATCCATTGATTGCTTTAATCATGGATTTCCCTGAACAAATTGATCAGGGGATGAGTAAATATACATTGCACATTGTAATCCTTCATTCCACGGATCCGAATTACACAACGGATGATCGTTACACATGGGTATTCAAACCAATATTGTATCCGTTGTATTTAAAGTTCATGGAATATTTACGCAAAGTTGGAAAATACACATGGATGGGTGATATGCAATATCCGCCACACACAAAAATTGACCGGCCATTTTGGGGCACCGTGTATGATCAGGGAAACGCCGCCTACATTTTCAATGATCGATTGGATGCAATCGAATTGAGTGATTTGAAACTATCAAAAACAATAAAAAATTGTAACTAAAGAAATTTTATGGAATGCGATGTAGTTAAAAAAAATTTAGGTGTTTCCAGGTGTAACAAGATGCCGGAAATGATCATTGGAATGATCACCACACCAAATGATTTTGTGATTCCTGAAGCAACATTGACCGGGGATCCGGCCGATTTGCTGGAATATTTGAATGATGCACTATTGGCACCGGCCGGCGAACGTATTTATTATTGGCCATCGGTTAAAGGATTTGAAAACATTTCACAGGAACAAGTATATGAGGATACGCCATATGCATATTTACCGGTGCGTGATGGTAATTATCGTTTCAAATTTATGTTCCGTGAAAACCTTTGTTTGCATAAAGCGATGTACACACACCGTGCAAACACCGGCCGCGTTATTTTTATCGATTCAGAAAACCAATTGTTTCTAACGGAAACCACTGAATTGGGAGGCAAAGGATTCCAAATGCAATTATTGCACACGGAAAAATTGATATTCAACGATGGATCCGTTGCAACGAAATCGCCGGTGGTGGTGGCGTTACAAAACAATAAGGAAATCGATAAAACCGGATTATTGGTTGGGTTCGATGCGTTCAGTGATCTACACCGGATCGTGGACCAAAAACTGAAATTGGTTGGCACGGCAACGGCCACCACTATTGTTGTTGAAGCAATGGCGGAATGTGATGCCACACCATTGACGGGATTGGTGTTGGCGGATTTCCTTTTGGTTGATGATGATAACGGTGCCGTTCATACCATTGCCACGGCCGTGGAGGATACCGCCATTCCAGGACGTTACACATTAACGGGAACGGGATTCGAAACATCGAAATTGAGTTTGGCACCGGCCGACACATTATCCGTTCAGGCATACGAAACCATCACGCCGTTGCAAATCACCATTGGTGCATTATTGATGGCGGCCGCAAAGGCAAAGGCAAAAGGTGGCAAAGGCGGACGCAAAGGCGGACCACATCCGGATCAAACATTACCAGGGGATTTGGAAAAACCAGGTGATGGACCGCGTCCGGATCAAACATTGCCGGGTGATTTACCACATCCAGGTGGACCGGAACGGCCAAAGTAATTTTTTAGTGGATGAATCGGTGCACTCAATTTTTGAGTGCATCATATGGATCGGGTGCACTCAATTGTTGGGTGCACCATTTTAAAAAACTTTTTATGGGTGCGGTGGTGGATTTGATTAATCAATTGCGGATGGAAACGATTCAAAAACAGGAATCCGCCATTTTGCAAATCATTGAGGAAAATGAACCAATGATTATTGATTTAAACACCGGACAATTGATGGATGGGATGGATTCAGAAAATGAGCAATTAAAAAAATATCGCAGTGAACAATACGCCAACATGAAAGAACAAATGAATCCAAAACGTGTAACGGATTTAAAACTATCAGGCGCGTTTCATTCAAGTTTTTATTTACAGGCGGACAAATGGCCGGTGATATTCGATGCCACCAACACGAAACGAAACCATTTAGTGGAAAAATATGGTGCAAACATTTTTGGATTATCGGAAACAAATAAAACCATTGTGGCACAAGTTTATTTGGTGGAACCAATCGTGGAATATTACCGCAACGTTTTTCAATTACAATAATATTCCACTAAAGGTTTTCATGGATATCAGCACAACGGGGAATGTTCGGTTATTAATCCGGACCGGCCGTGCCACGGATGAGGAGTGCACAAAACAGTTGGAAGAAATCATAAGGATCAACACCAAATTCCACGGCCGCAATGATTACGATTCCATGTTAAAGGAATATAAGGCATACAACCGCCTATTGCGTGATTACAACGGCATCAAATCCCATCTAATAATTTTGTGTTACCGTATCGATTGGGAATCCATCAAATATGTTCGATCCAAGGGATACAAAATCAACACACAAAATTCCAAAACTTATGAACAATCATTGGAGGCGGCCATGCACCGATCCAACAACATCATCACGAAACTGACGATGAAAAAAAACGAATTGTTGAAAATGGTTGAAGAATCAAAACAGGCGGCAAACCACAAGGAAACATTTGAATCATTGATGGCCGGATTGGCTTTCAATCTTGGATATTCCGTGCCGGATGATATCACGTTGGCGCGTTACAACGAATATTTAAAGTTGATTGAAAAGAAAAACAATGCATTGAAATCCCAAAAGGAAAAAATCCATGGCAAGTGAATTAAAACGGGAAGATATTATTTCGGATGATGCGTTGGAGGCACCGCTAATTTTGGCGCGCAACCTGGAAACGGCATACGATGTGATCGTGAAAATTTCCAAAACCACAAAGGATTTTCCGGCCGGCGATGGCATGAAAAAGACAAGCGAAGAAACGGCAAAACTAACGGCGGAACAAATTGAATTGAACAAGGTGGCAAAACAAATGGCCGCCATCAACGCGCGCAACAATGAGGAATATATAAAACAGGTTAAAGCGTTGGAGGCGAACAAAAAAGCATTAAAGGAAAAAACGGCGTTGGGAGAAAAGGATGCAAAGGCAATCAATGATCAAAACGCATCCATGAAAGAATTGAGTGCGGCGCTAATAAAAAATAAACAGGCATATGAACAATTGGCATCCGCCGAACAACGTGAAGGAAAAGAGGGAAAAGAACTTTTAAAAATCATCCAGGCACAAGACACCCAATTAAAACATTTAAAGGAAACGATGGGTGAACATCAATTGAAAGTTGGACAATACGAAAATGCCACCAAAAATTTGAAGTTGCAATTAAAGGCGGCAAAGGATGAAATGGTTGGCATAGCCACCACGTTGGGTGCGGATTCCGATGAATTCAAAGATGCCGCCAACCGTGCCGGGGAATTGAAAAACGAAATCGGTGATTTAGAAGCATCGATGAACGCCATGAGCGGATCCAAGTTGGAAAACATGGGTGCATCGTTTGGTTTGATGGGATCCAAATTAAA